ACGCCTGAACACCCGACATTCCCTGACTTTAAGGTTTCTACTATAGAATATCAAGTTGAGTCAGGAACAGACTGGGGACGTTTAGGTGACACTGACGAATATTTTTGGGAAACAAATAATGAACGAAAACAACGTAAGGAGGCCACAGAAAATGGGCAACAGTAGAGTTGACAAATCAGAAGACTTCACGAAGTCTGGTATGACACTTATTACTGAAGTTGAAAGTGATCGCTATATGCGTAAATCAGGAAAGAGGAAAGAAGTCCAAGAGGGTGAAATTTTTGACAATGATCTTGAATGGGCGGATGGATTTGTCGGTAAGTGATAAATAGAAACAGCCTTGCTGTGTCTAAATGCCCACCTTTCAGACATTTAAAGATCTGAGTATTACTTTTAAGAAGCATCCTGTGTCCAATGACTTGGTAACAGTGAAAGATAATGCAGCTATTGCACAGTCGATAGCTGTATTGCTTCAAACAAGTAAGGGTGAGAGACTATTTCAACCTGAATTGGGTTCAGATTTAAGAGAGATGCTGTTTGAACCATTAGATTTTGGTACAGCTGCACTTATTAAATCTAAGATTAATGACTGTATTGATCGTTATGAACCTAGAGTGACTATCAAAGACATTATTTGTTATCCAGATTTGGATAGCGATGGTTATAGTGTTGAATTATATTACACTATTATAGGAAATGACAGACCAGTAGCGGCAACATTCTTCTTAGCACGTACACGATAATGCCTTATACACAGGTTGCTAACTTAGACTTTGAGGAAATCAAAGTAACCCTGAAAGAATATTTGCAGGGTCAGACAGAATTTACTGATTATGATTTTGAAGGTAGTGCATTAGCAAACCTGATTGATGTCTTAGCTTATAACACCTACTATACGGCGTTTAACACTAATATGGTAGTCAATGAACTATTCATTGATTCTGCCACCTTGAGGGACAATGTAGTAGCGATTGCGAAGCAACTAGGGTACAGACCCAAGAGTGCTACCTCTCCTACTGCATATGTCTCTTTTAATGTAAATTATGGAACATCAACAACTGACACTGAACTGATTCTTAAGAAAGGAACAGGATTTATTTCAACCTATGACAACAACATCTATCAGTATGTTACACTTGACGATGTAAAAGCACAAGTTGCTAACAATGTAGCTACGTTTACTAATATTGAGATCGTAGAAGGATCACAAGTAGTTGATAATTTTACTTTTAACACGGCAGCAAATTCTCAAAGATTTGTTCTTGACAATAAAAACATTGATACCAACACAATTAGAGTAAGGGTATTCCCGAGTGGAGGAAGTTTTAACGAACCATACCTTGTAGCAGATAATATTCTAGGTGTTGATGGTACTTCAAAAGTATTCTTCCTTGATGAGATCGAAGATGGAAGATATGAGCTTTTAATGGGTGATGGTGTACTGGGTAGGAAACCAGAAGATCAATCTAGAATTGAAGTATCTTACATCACCACATCTGCTTCTGAAAGTAATGGCGTAAGTACATTTGTCTTCAATGGTGTACTAGAGAACCCTAACGGTGTGTCTCCCAACTCGTTTACTACTAACATTACTTCTAGCATTGCCTCTGCAGGCGGTGAAGAGATTGAAAGCACCCAGAAGATCAAATATACCGCTCCTAAGTCATACGGCACACAAGACCGTGCAGTGACCTCTCAGGACTATGAGGCAATTGTACGTAAAGTGTATCCTGCTACGAGTGATATCATTATTTTTGGTGGAGAAGACCAAGTTCCACCTGAGTACGGTAAAGTTTTCATTGCATTGAAACCAACTGATCAAAGTTATCTTACTTCATTAACAAAACAGAAAATTATTGCAGATCTAAAGCAGTATGTTGTAGCTTCTGTTGAACCTAGAATAATTGATCCTTCTATTCTATATGTTGAGATGAATAGTAAGATCTATTATAATGGATCTGCTACTGATCAAACAACATCACAGATTAGAGACAAAGTGATTGGTAATGTACAGTCTTATCTTGATACTAGTGATACTGAAAAGTTCAATGGTAAGTTTAGATACAGTAAGATGGTAGGTGTTATTGATGATTCTGATAATACTATCAATTCCAATTTAACAGATATTACAATGAGAAAGGATTTTTATCCTTCTCTCAATTCCACCTTCTATTACGAAGTGTGTTTTCAAAATTCTTTTGATAAGGACTGTGATGAACCAGTCCTGTCATCCACTGGGTTTAGGGTTACTGAGTATCCTACTATGGATGTATATGTAGAGGATAGGGATAGCAAAATCATCCTATATACTCTAGATAGCGTAACTGGTGAAAAGGTTGTCCTCGACAAGGAAGTTGGCGATATTGATTATGTAGAAGGTGAACTTAAAATGTACAACTTAACTATCATTAAAGGTAGTTTCTTTGATAATCGTATTTCCGTTAGAGTCAAACCCCTTTCTAATGATATCAAGGCACTCCGTGAGGTTTATCTTGACGTTGACGTTGCAAATTCCTCGTTCACTGCATACAAAGAGTAAAGTAAATGCCTGCTGTAAAGACTAAGAGAATTTCTACTCTCATTGAGACGCAGCTTCCTTCTTTTATTACAGATGAATATGAACTTTTTAGTAAGTTCGTTCAGAAGTATTATGAAGAACAGGAGGTGCAAGGTGGCACACTGGATATAATTAATAATATCCAAAAATATGCAGACATTGATTATTATGAACAAAATATTCTTAGACAGTTTAATATCTTGGACACTACTATTTCTAGTAGTGCTGATACAATTGTATTGGAAAATGCAACGAGTTTTCCAAAAAGAAACGGATTTGTAAAAATTGATGACGAGATCATCTTCTATGGTTCTAGAACAGACACTGAGTTAAGAGAGTGTTCTAGAGGCGTAAGTGGCAATACATCGCTTGGTGACTTATATGAGTCTAGCACGTTCACCACTACGGTTGCTGCATCTCATAATGCTGGACAAAAGGTTCATAACATTAGTAACCTTTTCTTATATGCATTAGTCAAAAACTTCGAGAGTCAGTATCTAGGTTCTTTCCCCCAAAAGTATCTTAGGGGTGAAGTAGATAAGAGAACTCTGATTAAAAACATTCAGAAGTTTTACAAAGCTAAAGGAACTACAAGTTCCATCAAGTTTATTTTCAATACTGTTATTGCTAAAACAGCAGATAACAAACCAGAAGTATATAAACCAAGAGATTTTACATACAAATCGTCCGAAGCAGATTGGATCAACGTTTATGCACTTAAGTGTAAGGTTGTATCTGGAGACGTAAAGAATCTGATCGGTAAAAAGATTGTACAGACTTCTACTGAAGAATATGGTTATGCTGATTCAACAGTAGATAATGTGTATGCTGATGGTACATCAGATGATGAAGTAATTTATAATATTGTATTAGCACCTGAGACAGTCAATGGTGCATTTGAAGTATCTACTAAAACTAAGCTTGAAAAAACCCTGTCAGGGACTGCGAGTTCGGGGGATAGAATTGATGTATTCTCTACTATCGGTTGGGGTAAGACAGGATCAGTATTAATTGGTGAAGAGACGATTACTTTCGATAATAAGAACGTAACACAGTTTACAATTGACGAAAGGACGGCACAGACTGCTGTTCAACATGCAGTAGGATCTTCAGTGTACAAACCAGTAACCATTAGTGGTTCTGGCGTTGTTTTACTGACCTTAGGTGTTGTATACAACTTACAACCATCTGATGCACAACCATATTCTGCTATTGGGGACAAGATTCAAATCTCAAATCCAGGATTTGAAACTTCCGACTCTAAGATTGTTCAGACTGGTACTAATCAAACTAGATGGGTGTTAAGTTCAGGTACTGCAGTCGATGTGCCTACGCTTCCATCAGTTGCATCTTCCTTAGATCAAGTTTCTACTAATGTATCAGCGATCTTTGAAGACGAACAGTATTATTATATCACAAGTTCTAGCTATCCTTCACATAAGATCTTAGATGGGTCTACTGTTAATGAAACTACACTAGATCAGAAACTGCTTCGTATCATTAGAAAGCAAGCAACTAGAACTACAGAAACATACAAAACACCCAAAAGAGATATTGGTATTGCTTTAAATGGCGTACCTTTCTATGGACATAAAGATCCAGAAAGTATTAGGTTTGGTAAACTAGAAGAAATTAAGATTGATACTAGAGGCACTGGATACTCAACACCTCCATTTGTTCTTATTGATCAAGTTCCAAGCAAAGCTAGGGCAGTTCTTGCTGGTCAGGTTGTAGAAAGTATCATTGTTGATACTGATGACATTTTTCCAAGAACTCCTGATATCACTATCACTTCTGGTCGTAATGCAGATGTAAGTGCTGTTGTAACAGGTGGCAAGGTTACTAGTCTTGTTATCAATAATGCTGGAGAATTCTATTCATCTGCTCCTTTAATTAGAATTAGAGATGCAGCAGGTCGTGGTAGATTTGCAGAATATATTTCTATTGTTAATACAGATGGTATAATTACAGGATTTGATAAAATTGCAGAAGGTAACTTCTATAATCAAGCTACTGTTATTGTTGATGTCATTCCAGTTGGTAATGGTGCATCTGGTATTCCTCTTCTTAAAGAATGGAACTTTAATAGATTTAAAAAATTAGAAAATGAATTAGATACTGAATACGGTTATATCTTTGCAAACTATAATAATGTATTAGAATACGGTTATGGATATAATGCCAATCCTAAAGCTTTACGTGTTTCTCTCAGCGACAACATCAATAGTGCAGGAACTGAACCCGCTACAAAAACTCACTCTCCTATTATTGGATTCGCTTACGACGGTAATCCAATATACGGTCCATTTGGTCATCAGGATCCCCTAGATGCTACATCATCAATTGTGAGAATGACTTCTGGTTACAGTATTAATGGAAATCGTTCTAATGGTCCATCATTAACAAATTATCCTCTGGGAACGTTTGTTAATGATTACACATACACTCACAAGAGTGGAACACTAGATCAAAACAATGGAAGATTTACAGTTACCCCCGACTTTCCGAAAGGAACTTATGCTTATTTCATTACTATTGATAGCAATCAAGTACCGCAATATCCATACATTTTAGGAGAGAACTTCTATTCTCTACCAGTTGATAGTAATTACAATTCTAATATCAATCAAGATGATATTCCTAAGAATTCTAGAAGATTCTATCAAGCAGGTATGCAGAGAAATGGCGAAGGTGTCATTGCTCAAATTGCAGAAGTAAAGCAAGGAAATGTAGAAGAAGTCAGCGTAGTAGATTCATCTACCAACTTCAGTATTAACTCACAAATTTATTTTGATAATAAAGGAACAGAAGGTTCTGAAGTAGAATCTATCGTAAACTCCGTGAAAGGTAAGAACGTTTCCTACTTAGAATGTAAAGAAGATAGAGTCGTAAAACTAACGACAATCCAAAGTGCATATCTATTTGCTGATGATACATTAAACCAACCCTCCTCAGGAGCATCTGGTTCTATTGTAGGTACAGTTAAGAACGATAACATTATTGTACTAAGAAATGTCAATGGTACTTTTGATGAAACGGGAACATTCTCTGCAACTATCAAAACGTTTACTATTCTTTTAGATCAAAGAAGTTCATATACCAAAGGCGCTACTCTAAGTTTGACTGACGGTGTTAATGCACCTGTAGCTAAAGGTGAAGTGTTAGAAGGAACTAACAGTCAAAACGTAGTTGAGATTAAAGTTACTGAGGGAACTTGGATTGTTAATGACGATTACTTCTTACAATCAGATGACCTATTCAATACTTCTGGTACAAAAGTTGTAAGACTAACATCTCTCAGTGATGGGTTAGAACCATTTGAAGTTAATCAAAGTGTTGCTCTAATTGAAACAGCACAACCTCATGGGTTAGGAATTGGAGATAAAGTAACAATTGACATCAATCCTAATGACGTAACCAAAACTAAGACCTATTATATAAGGAAGAGGTTGTATCAAGAAGCTATTCTTGTACCACCTAGTAATAAGTCTACAATTGACTTTACAGGTATTGGTCGTTATGAAATTCTTAATGGTGGAGCAGATTATACTGCTGGCACTTACACTAGTGTTGCTCTTACTAGCGGATCTGGCACTGGTGCCACTGCTACATTCACTGTATCTGACGCTGGCATAGTTTCTGGCATTCAAATTCAAGATGCTGGTAGTGGATATGCACAAGGAGATTATCTTAGTGTTGCAGATGAAGATCTGGTAAGATCTGGCGCATCACAATCTACTGCAAGATTTACAATCTATGTTGGACACATTGGTATTCCTGCTGGTGGTACAAAAGTTACAGTTAAAAGTTCATTTGGGTTCTCTGTTAATGATCTGGTTAAAGTTGGCGAGGAAATTTTAAAGATTGAAGGTATTAGTGGAAATAATCTAAATGTAACTAGAGGACAAGAAGGAACTGATGATGTTGATCACTTTGATGGACAGGAAGTAGAATTATATAAAGCACAATATAATTTTGCTGATAACTATCAGATCTTTACTGGTAATAATTCTGGATATATTCAATCTTATGATCCTGTAACTCATAAAATTAATATTGTATATGATTATGGAACTTTAAAGTCTACAGCTAATGAAGTAGTATTAAGTTCCAGTTTCTTTGATAGTAGCAATCCACAAAGACTGGTATCACTTAAGTCTGTAGAAAATATTGTTTATAATTTTGAGTTCTCAGAAGACAATAGTACATTTGTACCTAATCCAAATATTGATTTACAAGAATTCTACAAGTATAAGTTTGACACGTCTCATTCTAGTCTTATTGGGACTTACTTTGATATCAGTCCAAGTAATAACTACAATTTGATTACTGAGGAAAAAATAGAATCTACTATTCTTCCTGGTAATGCTGGTGCATTTACTGATGTTAAATTTGGATTTGGTTCTAGACTAACTGATAATAACTATCAGACAAAGAGAGGAACTGATTTTACTAACTTCTATTACTTTGACAAAAAGAATGTAGTTGATTCAGAAAACGCATTTTTCAAGATTATCACAGATCCTTTACAGGGAACTAAAATTCTTAATTATGTTACACCAAATCGTTTTGTTTATGATATTAACAGCATTCCTCTTTGGGATGGTTCTGGATCTATTTCTTATACCACTACTGGTCAGTTCGCTATCGGTAAAATTAATACCGCACAGATTATAAACCTAGGACTTAACTATAAGAAAGTACCTGTTATTATTGGTGTAGACCCAACTGCAAGTTATAGAGCAGAAGCTACAGTTAAATTTGATGTTGCAACAAAAACTATCACTGGTGTAGAGATTACCGAGAAAGGTTCTAATTATGTAAACCCAAAAGTCTTTATTACTAATGGTGATGGTTCTGATGCTAAGTTTAATGTTATTTCTAGAAATGGTGAAATTGCCTCTATTACAGTAGACAAAATTGGTAAAGGATATACATTTGCACCTGAAATCATTATTATTGAGGGTGATGTAGAAGCATATGCAGAGAGCACATCTATTGGTGTTCCTAAGAGTGTTAATATTACCAGAAACGGTGGAGCATTCCATCTAGACAAAACTGTATCTTCTACTTTCAGTTCAAACTACATTGTTGCTGTTAGAAACATCAATGGTAACTTTAGTATTGGTGAAACTGTAATTCAAAAAATTAATAATGTAGAAGTATTCAGAGCAACTGTTACAGAATGGAGATTTAGTTCTAACTTACTTAAACTTGCAAATGTACAAGGTATTATTCGTGAGAATATTTCTATTGAGTCTTTAAGATTCCCAATAGATGCAATTGTTAGTAAAGTATTTGTTTCTACCTTCCAAGAAAATATTTCTAGTTTCTATGACAACTTAGGATACTACACATCAGACAAAGGTAAGTTAGGTGTATCTAATCAGAAGATTCATGATAGTTCTTTCTATCAAGATTATTCTTATGTTGTTAAATCTAAGACATCTATTGAAGAATGGCGTGACCTTATTAAATCCACTACACACCCTGCAGGATTTAAGTTATTTGGACAAGTAGATGTAGAAGCTACTGCAAGTTCTGAGATGCCAGTTGAGATGCCAAAGGCATCACACTTTAGTGTTATTCAATTATGGGATCCAGCAAAGAATAAAATTACTGTTGAGAACACAAGTAGAATTGTTACTCAAACTGTACAAACAGTTGAGAATCAAAGAATTCGTAAAGCGGTTGGTACTGCTGCTCCAAGTGAATTTCTATTCAACGAAGTTCGTACATTTGAACTATCTCTTGCATCAGCATTTGATGGATACTTTGATACAGATGGTAGATTACAAGGAACTACACAGTTCCAAGTATTAGTTGGTGGCAATCCATTTACTCTATCATCAACATATGGTACTATTATCACTTTAGACGGTGTGATTCAAGAACCAGGTGTTGCATATACAATCTCTGGTGATCAGATTACATTCTCTACTCCACCTTTAGGAGATGGAGTTAAATTTGGTTCTGATTATAAAGGTGTTACTTTCTATGGTAAAGTATTCCAATTCAAGGATGCACAATACAATACTCGTTATCTCAAAAAGTTAAGAAACATTTTCCAACGTGGTGGCACATGGATTGATGCTGCAAATCAAATTGAGAGAAATGTTGACTTCATTATTAATGAAACTATTGGATATGGTAAATCAACTTATGGATCTTTAGATTGGGCGACTAAGCAAGATGACTATGAAAGAAACATACGAGCTATCTTAGATGCATATCAGCATGATTTAAGATTTGGTGGAAATGTAAAAACAATTGATTATTCTGCTATCTTTAACTCTGATGACGAATACCTTTATATTCAAAACAATAAAACAAAATCTATTGCTATTTTTGAATATGCAACTAGATTGGCAAAACTTGCTATCAGAAACTGGGATTGGATTGATGTAAACATCAGTTATGTCCAAGGGTCTACTACAATGACAGTTAGTAGCACTAAAAATCTTGCTATTGGTTTATTTGTAAGTTCTGGTAGAGCATTCCCTGTAGGAACAAAAATTCTATCTATTGACAGTGATACTCAGATTACATTAAACAATGCAGCACTAGCTAACTCTGGTGGAGGTGGTGGTGCTCCTAGTGGAACCACTTTACTAAGTGGCACAGCAACCACTGGATCTATTGCCACAAATACTGGTGCAGTTGCTCCTGGCAATACTTTTACTGTACCACCTGGCGTAACTGTCACAACACCTGTATCTTTCTCTGGCACTACACAAGCAGCATTCTCTTGGAGTGGTCAAAGCATTGGTATGTTCTATAAAGCAGGACAACTCATTGCACTCAACAGATCATATATCATATCAGAATCACTAACTTGGGCACAAGCACAATATCCTGCATTGAACTGGGGATCTATTGCTACTAAGTGTGGTAGAGACATCGGTCTTATTCTAGACGCATATGTCTACCATCTTAAATTTGGTGGAAATGAAAAAATTGTTGAGGCAGCACAGCTTTACTATCAGCAAAAGGATTATCCATATGGTGAAGAGTTATATTACATCTCTGGTCAATTAACTGAAACTATATCGACATTTGAATATACTAGAGATCTAGCAATTCAAGCAATGAGAAATCAATTGCCTGGTACAGATCCCAATGTATTGATCGACTCAATCTCTCCTGTATGTGCAGAAGTAGAAAGCACATTAAACACCTATCATGATATTGTTAATACTATCCTAACAGAAGGTAGAGGACTTGTAGAGAAAACAAAGCAAAATTCTAATAAGGCTGGTAACTGGACAAAAGATTTAAGTTACTCTAACTATAATATCCTTGGTGATCCTTTACTTCCTGTAGAAGAATGCACAATTGTAATTTCTGCAATGGATTCATTATTTGATAACTTAGATGATGTTATTAAAGAAGAATCTGTAACAAGATCACTTCCAGATTATATTGATGGTGAAAACAAAGAATTTGAATTGTATTGGGATGATAATACTCCTGTAAACACAGAAGAAGATGAAGATCTATTTGTTACTATTAATGCTATATTACAAAGACCTAAGTTTACTGATAACTATCCATTGCAGGATGCTTATTGGATTGATAGAACTGTAATTCCTAACAAAGTTAAATTTGACGTAGCTCCTATTTGGGACCAAGATCTAGGTGCAAAATCTATTGGTGAACCAACTGCTGTTGAAAAAGTAGTTGGTATTGGAGTTGGTAATTATAAGAGACTCACTATCGACTTTAATTTGGTAGACGGTATTAGAAATGGTCCCTTCTTAATTTTAGATGTAGAAGATTACACCGTACAGAGTATTGAATCTGAAGACAGCATGTATGTTTTCTTAGATGGTATTCTACAAGTAAAAGGAAAAGCATATACTGTATCTGGTCCTAATATTACATTTGCTAGTCCTATTAAGAAAGAACATAACGTTGATATCAGATATCTTTATGGTAGAGATGTTGGACAGGTTCTTAACATATATGATTTTGCTCCTGATACATATTTTGCACAAGGAACATTATCTTTCACAACTTCCACACCTATTCTAGATAACTTACTAGCATATGGTTGGATGGGTGATGCAATTGGAACACCTATTCATTGTTGGCAACAAAGAGCTAATGGAACATATAATGTTATTGGTGAACTTAAGAATCCAATCAAAACAGGCAACAATGTTACATTTGAACTTAAGTGTCAAAACCCTGTCATAGAAAGCGGTTTAGACTTTACCTTTACTGTTAAGGGATATTATGATCGAACATATGTCATTGCTGATGGAGACATTAGTAATCAAACACTAACCTTCAAGAAAGACGAAGCAAATAGAAAACTACTCAAAGATGATAACGGACAGTGGTCTGGAACATTCTATGGCAAAACATATAAAGCACCATTTGTATATCTTGCTAACAATGATAAGATCAGAGTAGAAGGTGAAGAGGGATTTAGAAATATTAAGAGACTTCCTACAGAAGCTACCAGTAAAGATGGTAGAAGTGGAGAAGCAACTACTGATGATATTTTTGGTACAGTCTCAATTGAGACTTATACTGGAATTACGAGAGGTGAAGGTTTATCTGTAGTAGCAACTATTGAAAATGGATCTGTAATATCTTTAACATGGAATCAACGCAGTTATGATCCACTCACACAACCAACTGCATATCAATATTATACACCACCAGTTCTTAAGTTTGAGTCACTGGATGGTAATGGTGGTGGTGCAAGAGCTAACGTTCTTGTAAGTAAAGGTCAGGTAATCAGTGTCGATCTAATCGATGGTGGTTCTGGTTATACTACCACACCTAAGGTTATTACAACCAGAAGATTTGATATTCTCAAAGAAAGAGACATTGGTGTTTCACTAATCAACATTGGTATTAACCCATATGTTGAAAGTGGTGGATTGACATCTACATCTGTTATCA